GAAATGGCCAGCGGAATTAATCCAAATAGTTATCAATGGACACTAATGATGGACATGCTCTTAGTGTTGGCTAAAGAATTTCTTAATGGTGATTATTCAAATTATGATGGAAGTCTGCCACACCAAATTGCTATGATACTTGCAAAATGTATCAATGACTTCTATGGCGATCAACATATAACAATGCGTGAAACTCTCATTGCAACTCTGCTTAATTCAACACACATAGTAGAAGATATTGTTTTTATGTTGCGCCAATGTAATCCATCTGGGTCCGTATTTACAACAATTTTAAATGATATTTGCAATATGGTATTCATTCGTTTAGCATTTATTCATCTTACAAAGCTAGACATTAGTTTCTTCAATAGATATGTAAAACCAAAATTTTTTGGAGATGACAATATTGCATCCATCGTGGCTGAAATACGTGACCAGCTTAATATGCATACGTATAAAAAAGAAATGGCCAAACTCGGCGTAACCTACACCTCCGCCGATAAAAAAGAGATTGTAGATGATTTGATCGATCTTGAACATGCCAGTTTTTTAAAGCGAAAATGGGTGAAACATCCAAAATTCCATTTATATCTTGCTCAACTTGATCATGATGTAATAATGGAAATCCCACGTTGGAGTGAAAGTGATCCAACTAATATGGCAGATCAAATGAATCGATTTAATTGCTGCTTATTGGAATTGGCGAATTACTCTGAGGAGGAATTCAAGAAGACAAGAGAAATATTTGTTGAATACTGTTTGGAACTCAAAAGAGAAGGTTACGACATCGATCCGACAGTTTTATTCACGTATCCTCTTGCAATGGGTATGATGTATCCCCAATTTTTTGATGCATCACTTGGCTATAAACTTCTTTATGAACTTGATAAAACAGATGGACAGCTGTGGAATTCAATGCTTAATGAAGGGCCGCACTGTATAGTGGGTAAACTACTGAACTATGAATCCATTATTGATTGTGAACAACCTGGATTCGAGATACAAATCACAGCAAAAAATCAAAATACGCTCACTGGCATGATGGATACTGCAACTCCACTTGTCACTTCGGAGCTTAAAGAAAAGTTGCAAGCTGCAAATAAACCAGTCAATGAAAATTTTGAAAATCAAACAATATTAACAACACTACTGGAAGCAAATGAGAATTTGAAGGCTAACATTGAATTAATTCTCGATGTCACACTCGAACGTAAAAGCTATTTGGCTGATAATGAAATTTATCGTGAAACATATGATTCTATTATTGGTTCACTTAAACATTTATTACGAACAATTCGTTATCAAGAAACTCAATTGATTAGTTTGCAACAACGTGAAGCTAATACAACATTGATGATGACTGCACGACCTGTATTATTAGTTGATGTCGCACATCCATCGCGACGTAGTTGGCGGTCATTTGCTGACACCGATACGGCACTTGTCACTCAAAGAATTGATGATGATGCACCATTGCAAGGGCAAATGGATCATAGCGAAGGAATTCCCTTTGGCTTTAATGTTCAACAATGGCATGAGTATATGCATATGAAACCGGAATTGAGTGATTTGAGTGAAGAAGACGATGACAGCACTGCTGAACAACGTGTTTATGGCCCAATGCCTGATCTTGTGCAAAAACCATTCTATCCCGATTTAGTAAATACTGCTTATCGAGAAGATTCAACTATGTGCATTGATTACATAAGACGTGCCGAACGTGACACTAAAACACAAGTCGAATATATGATGACTATTCCAGAAATGTTCGAAGGTTTTAAACGTCTTAATCCGAACAATGCTGTTGATGATCAATTTCAATATGCTCGTGCACAAGGTCATATGAATTATGCACATGCGCTCATGTTTGAGAATCGCGCTTGCTCCGAATCCGATGAACATTTTGGTCCCGTAAAATTAGTAACTGGACAATGGCAAGAAGGACGTATTTATCGAGAGCCACGTACCAAAAA